GCGTAAAGTGTTACCCTTTATCAAGCCTGAATACTTTGAAGGTGTCTATAGACAACTCTTTAAAGAGGTTGGAAAGTATGTTGCAAAATATAATCGGCTACCAACTATGGAATCGTTTAAGATTGAAATAGATCAATCAGATAGGTTTAATGACGAACAGTACCAGCATGCTGTGGAAATTATACCAAACGTATTTACTTATGAAAAGATAGATGATAAGTGGCTATTAGACACTACTGAAAAGTGGTGCCAAGACAGAGCCGTATATAATGCAATTATGGAATCTATTACTATTATTGACGGCAAACACCAAAGTCTTACTAAGAATGCTTTACCTGATATTCTTACAAAAGCTCTTGCAGTTTCATTTGATACAAACATCGGGCACGACTATCTACAAGATGTCTCAAATCGCTACGATTTTTACCATGAGCAAGAAGAAAGAATACCATTTGACCTTGACCGCTTTAATAGTATTACAAAGGGCGGCATTCCAAACAAAACTCTTAATGTGGCTCTTGCTGGTACTGGCGTTGGTAAATCTCTCTTTATGTGCCATGTCGCAGCTTCTGCCTTAACTCAAGGTAGAAATGTATTATACATAACTATGGAAATGAGTGAGGAACGCATTGCGGAAAGAATCGATGCAAACTTACTAGATGTTCCAATTGATCAGTTGGAGACTCTCTCTAAAGATATGCTTATGAATAAAGTATCGACAATTGCAAGTCGCACTAATGGAAAGCTAATTATTAAAGAATATCCAACTGGTCAAGCTCATGCTAACCATTTCCGTGCTTTATTAAATGAATTGAAGCTAAAAAAGAATTTTATTCCTGAAGTTATCTTTATAGATTACCTAAATATTTGTGCGTCCGCAAGAATGAAAGGTATGGGTGGAGCAATTAACTCTTACAGCTATATCAAAGCAATCGCTGAAGAAATTCGTGGTTTGGCTGTGGAATTTGATGTGCCAATTATGTCAGCTACACAAACAACTAGGTCTGGATTTTCTAATTCGGATGTTGGTTTGGAAGATACTTCAGAATCATTTGGTTTGCCAGCAACGGCTGATCTAATGTTTGCTCTTATTTCTAATGAAGAACTAGCGGCAAATGGCCAAATTATGGTAAAGCAATTAAAGAATAGATACAACGATCCAAATATAAATAAACGATTTGTTGTAGCTGTGGATAGATCTAAAATGAGACTATTCGATGTAGATAATCCAGATGCTGGATTAGTTGATGATACTCCGGCCTTTGATAAGTCGGAAGTAAATAAAAGATTTGAAGATTTTAAATTGGAGTAAATATGCCTAAAGGTTTTACTAACGCAAAAAAGACTTCCATTGGTAGTCGTAATGTTAAAACATCATCTATGAACAAAAGCAAAAAGCGTTCATATAAAAAATATCGAGGCCAAGGAAAATAATGCATGTACGTCTCATCTCATACTCACAACCTTTTCCCCACGTACACTCAGGCGAACCAGGGATCATGGGACTCGACAACATCCAGGATCTCATCGCGTATTGTGCCCGTGTCTCGAATCCGTCGAACCAAGCTAACACCAGAACAACTGCAAAGCTACTCGACTACCTTATCAAGCACAAGCACTGGTCACCATTCGAAATGGCATCAGCCTGTATCGAAATCACAACAACCCGTGACATCGCAAGACAGCTCCTCCGCCATAGATCATTCTCATTCCAAGAGTTTTCTCAGCGGTATGCTGACATCCGCGATCTTGATGACAATTTTGTAATCCGAGACGCTCGTTTACAGGATCCAAAGAATCGTCAGAACTCTATTGAGAATGACAACAATGATCTACAGGAACGATGGTCAGAGATGCAGGGTGATGTTATTGCTTGTGCTAAAGCTGCATACAACTGGGCAATAGATAATGGTATTGCCAAAGAGCAAGCACGAGCAGTATTACCAGAAGGCAACACAGTCTCTCGGGTATATGTTAATGGTACTATTCGTAGCTGGATTCATTACATTGAATTACGCTCTTCAAATGGGACACAAAAAGAACATATGGAATTAGCCATAGCAATAGGAAAAGCAATTGGTCGAATTTATCCGGCCATGCAAGATTTTACAGGAGAATAAAATGGGTAGAGGAACACCAGATTTAAGTAGAGCAGGCAAAACAGCATTTGTCTTTGAAGGGGTATTGGGGGATGAGGTTGGATTTTTTACAGAATATTTTGCTACTACTCCTGACGCCCAAGCGTATGCCACGGCAAATGGATACACTCTTATTAAAAAATCGCGGCATGATCGCTACCTGGGCTTAGAACCAGACAGTGTGGTAGATAGTGATGGGTAAAAAACTTTCAACATACTGGTCAGATGTAGAAACTGGAAAATATTGCGAAATTCATATCAATTTAAAAGAAGAATATTTTTATATTAAATATTTTGATGATGCAGGTAATATGTTTTACAGCGAAGATCACAAAGGAAAATCTTTAAGATGGGCAGAAGATGCCGCAGAAAATTGGGCATTAGGAATTAAAAAAATAGGTATGTTATATGGATGATAAACATGTTATAATAGTTTCAGCTGACTCGGATGGTGAAATGTTTTTAGAATTTCCAGATGATATGATGGAAAGTCTTGGTTGGCAAGTTGGAGATTTTATTCAATGGTCTCCAAATAAAGATGGTTCTTGGACTCTTTCCAAAGATGGTAATATAATGGAAGCAGTTGATGGGCTGGTGGAAACAAACTAAATTATTAAGGAAAAAATATATGTCAGATAATTGGGTAAATGATATTGAAGACATGCATGACAAGTTTGGTGTACATGATTGGTTTCAGGCTAATCGTGGTGACAAAGATCTGATGCAGAAATATCTTATGTTTCGTATGCTTATGATTGGTGAAGAATACCAAGAGACACTAGCGGCTATCAACAACTCTGATGCAGAGGAAGTTGTTGATGGTCTTATTGATATGTGCGTATTTGCCATTGGTACTCTTGATGTGATGGGTGTCGATGCTAATGAAGCATGGAATAAAGTCTATAATGCTAATATGGCAAAAGAACCTGGTGTAAAACCTGGTAGGCCTAATCGTTTTGGATTACCCGATTTGCTAAAGCCTAGTGGTTGGACTCCACCGTCTCATGAAGGTAATCACGGCGATTTGGCGAGTATCGTCTAATGAAAAATGAAGGTAAGAAACTTTGGAAAAAGGTAAAGAAGATGGATCTAGGAAACCCGGTGATAACAACCCTTGTTGGTCTGGTTATTTTTTATATTGGACTTAAGACATTCTCAGGGGGAATGAAATCTATGGGCAATATGGAACATCTTAATTGGTTCTTAGGTAGTCCAATCTATATGTTCTTCGGTGGAATTATCATGACATTGTTGTGGCAATCGTCTTCACTATCTACTACTGCTATTATTGCACTAGTCGCTTCTGGTGCTTTACCTTTACCTGCCGCTATTGCTTGTGTGCTCGGAGCTAACATCGGCACGACAGGTACAATATGGTTAGCTGGTTTGTTTGTCTCTGATGGAATGCCAAAAGGTGATACGTTACGAATTGCTATGGCTCATACAGGGATGAACTTGCTTATGGCTCTTATGCTTCTACCTTTTGTAGGTCGAATAGGACAATACTTAGCTAGATTTGGATAAAAATTCTAAACCATTGATTACAAACAAAACTAAAGTGGGCTTCAGCTCACTTTTTTGTTTACAATTGATTCGTAATAGTGTAAGATAATTATATCAAATGAAGGAATACTATATCATGGCTTATGTAACTTACAAAAATCGCTCATCATCAGACTATCGTTTTACTTGTAAATCTCTTGATGATCCTGAGATTGCAAATCTTAAAGAAATACTTGTCAACCGCAACAGTTTCATTAAACGTGCCCGCAAACAAATAGGTATGATGAGTTTTTACGGTCAACAAAAAACACAAGGTCTTCGTATCCGTCCTCGTGGTCCTCGTCCGTCTCAGTGGGCAAAAGATACACCTTGGGAAAACGCAACTCATTACGATGTTTATATCC